GCCCCTAACACGGGTTATAGGCTTTATTTGAAAGGAAGCACAACCATGACCATGCGAAAGATCTTCAACCTCTCCGAAGTCGACCTCAGCATCCCCGAAGGATCGCTAATCTCGATCTCGGTTGCACACTCTGCGCCCGTCCGTCCGAACGCCCTTGAGACGGCTGCGCTTGGGGTCCTCGTCGGTAAGCACATCGATGGCAAGGCGATCAAGCCTCTGCGCGTTCCACCGTACAACTACGAAGACATCTACTTCACCGATGGATCCGGCGAACGCCTTCTCATCTCTAGGGACGAGGCCGACAAGCCCGACGCGAAGTACGCGATTGTCCCATTCCGATTCGTCATGACTGATCGTCGCCGGGCATTCGACAAGAACATCGTCATTGTCGACAACACCGAGTTGCATGATCCGTATATCATCGTCGACTCTCTCGCTGTTGGATCGGATCCCAACTTCATCCCGATCGCAGCAACATCCATCCTCGGCCTCGATCTCGCCGAGTACATCACCAACCTCTGATCTTCAATCAACCCTCTCATATCTTCAAGAAAGAAGCACAACCATGTCTATCAAGAACACCATCAAGCTCGCTCTCGGCTGGATCAAGAACAACCCGCAGATCCTGATCACGGGTCTCGGTATCGCAGCCTCCGTTGCGACCGCTATCACCTCCGGTAAGGCCCATGCCAAGGCTATCGCCGACGACAACGGCGTGTCCGACAACCTGCTCGACTTCGCCAAGCGCAACTGGATGACCTACATCCCCGCTGCGGCCAGCCTGGGCGTCACGATCTTCGCGATCGTCTCCCTCCACAGCGTCACCTACAAGAAGTACCAGGCTCTGGCTGCCGCGTATTCCATCTCTCAGATGAATATGTCCGAGCTGCGTAAGAACGTTCTCGAGCAGGTCGAGGTCATCAAGAAGGGCGGCAAGCCCGCCGACAAGAAGGCTGCCGAGAAGAAGCTCCCCGAGGGCTCGATGGTCATTTTCGGTGACGAAGAGGTCCTGTGCAAGGACGCCATCACCGGACGTACCTTCCGTTCGACCGCGGAGAAGATCCGTGGTTACTGCAACAACATCTCTGAGGACCTGCTGAACTTCGGTCCCTGCCCTCTGAACGACTTCTACGCTCAGATTCACATCGGTGAGACGGGCGTCGGCGATGAGCTTGGCTGGGATGGAGGCGTGACCATCAAGCCTGAGTTCCGTCCGGTGCTCCTGCCCTCCGGTTCGCCCGCGATTGAGGTCGCTCTGACCCCTGCTCCTCAGCCTAACTGGTTCAAGATCGGTTGAAGAGCTGTGACCAAGGATAATAAGGTCACTTTCACAGACGAGCCGATTGAGTATTCTGAACCCCCAGAATACTGGCCAAACACAAAAAACGGGAGTCCTAATGAGAACTAACCCTCAAGAAAGGACCCCCACCATGTACACCTTCGGAATCATGATTGGCTTCTTTGGCGTTTGCTGCGCCCTCGATCCCAACCGTGCCCGTAAGAAGGCATACAAGAAATCCCAGTCCCAGAACTGAGACCCAACCTCGAACCTATAGCCCCTAACACGGGTTATAGGCTTTGTCCAAACGGAAAGGCAGTCACTACAATGGAAACCTTCGGCTCCATCATTATGCTCATCATCATCCTCGCCTTCGTCACCTTCATGATGATCATCAACGCGATCACCAAGATCCTCGGTGGAGGTACGGGCAAGATCGCGGCTACCGGCTTTGTCGGCTTCCTCCTTCTCAAGACCTTCGGCCCGAAGCTTGAGAAGTACATCGAGGAGTACCGCAACCGCAACAACCAGAACTGAGACCGCTCCCTCATATTTGGAAGGAATACCATGAACCGCGCGCTCGCGTCTATCGGCATTGCCGCAGCTGTTATCTGCGGATCCGCCGGTCCTGCTCTCGCGGCAGACAACCCCATCGACGCCAAGATCACCTACATTTCCTCGGGAAGCTCCCAGGTGTCCTCGCCTGTCACGGTCAAGGGCTCTTGGTTCACCAAGAAGCTCGAGGTTGGACAGTCCTTCAAGGTTACGTCTGACGTCATCAACTGGGCGTACGACTTCCCCTTCACGCTGAATGACGACACCAAGATCGGCTCCTGCAAGACTGACAAGGGTACTCTCACCTGCACGGTGGACAACGTCCCGGATTCGGTCGCGACCAAGACCGATATTTCCGGCACGTGGTGGACCACCGCTCGCCTTCAGGAGTCTGTCGTCGGTAAGAAGTGGGGTGAGATCTCGATTGGAGGTCGAGCCTGGCCTTTCGCCTTCGGCGACAAGGACTGGGATAGCGCCTGTGATAACGACTGCAACGGCGGTCACTACGAGGACGCTAAGCCTGAGAACTCGAAGTGGGGCTGGGTCAATCCCGATGGCACCACCTCTTGGATGATCACTTGGATCGCCGAGCCTGGCGTTAAGTACTCCGTCCACGACGCATACACCAAGCTCAGCACCTCTGTCAAGTGCACCAAGGGCGATACCTGGGATCCTAACACGACCGTGTACATCTCGGCCATTTCGGTCAACGATTACACAATCGAGTTTGTCGCTCCCGAGGGCGTGAAGACGTGCGTTACCTACACCCCCGAGCCGATGGCTACTCCGGCGGGTGCTAAGACCGCGACCAACATCGCTGACGTGAACGGTATCAAGCTCGAGCGTACAATCGAGGTCAGTGTCAACGGCGGGACGACTGGAGACGGAACTACGCCGGCTCCTTCTCCTTCTGTGACTACTCCTGCGCCGAATCCGACCACGACTACTCCCGTGCCGCTTCCGTCCCCCTCCATTGAGACCCCTGACACACCTCAGTCGGGAACGCCTTCGACTAAGCCTTCTCGCTCTGAGACAACCACCCCTTCGACCCGGCCCACAAAGACGGCCGAAGCACTCAAGCCTAGCGAGACCAAGCTCGCTAAGACCGGAACCAATGCGGAAATCGCTGCGACTCTGGTCATCATGATCGCCGCGTTCGGCACGGCTATCTACATCATTTCCATTTCCCGAAAGGAAGACAACTGACATGCAGTCCATCAAGGTTAAGTACACCAACTTCTTCGGCGAAGAGACCGAAGAGAAGCTCCACTTCCACCTCTCCAAGGCTGAGCTCATGAACATGGAGCTCCAGCGTACTCCGCTTTCTGCCAAGATCGCCATGATCAACGGCGGCGAGGCCTCCCCCATGGACGCCTACAAGCTCCTTCAGGAGTTCGTGGGCGCTGCGTATGGTGAGCGCTCTGAGGACGGTACGCGATTCTTCAAGGATGAGCGTGCTACCAAGGCGTTCCTTGCGTCTCCCGCATTCGACGCCCTTCTGGACAAGCTCAGCAACGACCCCAAGTTCTCGAATGGATTCCTTGCCGGCCTCTTCCCGGATGACCTCATGGGTAAGGCCAAGAAGCTGATCGAGGATAACCCCGACGCCTCTCTCGAAGAGCTCCGCAAGATGGCTGAGGCCAACTGATGCCGGACATCGTCCCCATCGAGCCTACTCGGCCCACTGAGGTCTCCCTCCCTGGCAACACTGACAAAGCCAAGGAGGGGGCCTCCCCCGAGAAGAAGGTTATTGCCAAGGCTAAGGTCCAGAAGAAGTCTGCCATCAAGGAAGCTCTTCGGACCTTCTTCGCTCAGGATCTCCCAGAGATTGCTGAGCATCTTGTTATTGACGTGGCCATTCCGGCTGCTAAGAACGCTATCACTGATATGGTGACACAGGGTATTCAGCAGCTGCTTTATGGCGAAGTCGACCCGAGGCGTCGCCCCGCGTCCGGTTATACGTCATATTCCAGTTCCTCTCGTTCTGATAGGAGCAGGGGCTACTACGAATCGCGTCGCACTGAGCGTCGCGAACCGCGTCAGCCGAAGCCCACAAATGTGGAGGACCTTGTGTTCGACACTCGCGGAGACGCCGTTGACGTGATCGAATTCATTGCTGAATCCATTGACCAGTACGGCCAGGTCTCAGTTGCAGATCTGATGTCGTCTGTTGGTATTCAGCCCCGATACACCGATGAACGCTGGGGTTGGACCACAACCGACGCGTTCGAAATCCGACAGATCAGGGAAGGTTGGCTCGTCTCTGCTGACCGTCCCGAACCCCTCAAGTAACATATTTGCTCAGAAAGGAGCACATCCAAATGTCTATCACAACCGCTTTCCACACGGGCATGGCTCGCATCTCGAAGCACGCCCCCACCATTCTCTCCGTCACCGCCTCTGCTGGCGTCGTCGCAACCGGATATCTCGCATGGCGAGCCGGCACTCGATTCGAGGACTGCGAAGGTCGCGACTGGGATCGCCGCAAGGAGTGCATCCGCAACGCAGACCAGATCGCCGATGAGGACGTCCACAAGATCGAGATGAAGAACCGTATTCTCTTCATCCTCGACACTGCGTACACCTGCGCGCCTGCTGCGATTGTTGGCGCGGCTACGATCGCGATGATCTACTTCTCGAACTCGATTTCGAAGAAGCGTCTTGCTGCTGTTGGCGCTGCGTACACTGCTCTGCAGACTGCATTTGATGGCTACAAGAAGACCATGGTCGACGCTCTCGGCAAGGAGACTGTCGAGAAGATCACTCGTCCGAAACTGCCTAACTACGGCAAGACTGCTGAGGAGATCCTCTCTTCCGACAACAAGTCGGATGCTGCCGATGTTGTCGATGCAGTCATCGCATCTGTTCACGACTTGTCGCCCTACGCGCGTATCATCACCGAGGAGTCCTCGAACTGCTGGGACGAGAACGAGGACTACACCTCGGAGACTATTGCCGCTGTTCAGCTGTGGGCGAACCGTCGTCTCGAGCGTAAGGGTCACCTCTTCCTGAATGAGGTCTTTGACCAGTTCGGCCTGTCCCGCACTCGCGAAGGTGCCGTGGTCGGTTGGATCAAGAACTCTAAGGATGGCGATAACTACGTCTCGTTTGGAGACTACGACGCGAACACCTACCGAGTTCCGTCCGAGGACAACACTCGTATCAACACGAACTTCATTGTCGACTTCAACGTTGACGGAATGATCTGGGACAGGATCTGACATGACATACACCCGATGGCTGATCCAGCGCGGGTGTCTCGAGAACTATTCGGAGCTTGCTTCGGTGTGGGATGAACTCGATTTCGCGTGGTATATTCCCGAAGACGAAGATAAAGCCATTCAGGCTCTTCGTATGAGGGACGAGTACTGCTACGAAACGGGTATGCCCTCGCCGAGGCAAGCTCCGGCTTCGTTCCTTGAAGTCTTCGTGAGCATTACCGATACCCTGACGGCTATGTTGTACCAGGATCGGGAATCGTTCACGAAGTCCATTCTTCTGAACGTGGGCGCTCGTTCATATTCTGACGAAGGGCGCCTGCCTTCAGAGATCCACGAAGAGGCACTGAACGTCGCCGAGCGTGTGATGTACAGGACCTACTCAAGGAACGGAACCGGTGGATTATTCCGCATACCGGGTGTGGATACTCTCGAGATGCCCCTGACGACCCAAATGATTCAGTGGGCCAACTTGTATGATCCGTATCACTAAAAAAGGAGGTCACGGGAGGTGGACTTTTACGAGATCGAAACAATCCCTATGAGAGGGCAAGCGGGTATGATGGAAGTCAGACCCAACTTCATAAACCTTAGTTCTAGGGATATCATGTTACGCGATGGTGACTTCGTCGCGGTTTGGAATCCCAAAACTGGTCTATGGTCCAAGCACGAAAACGATGTGATAGATATCATCGACAATGACGTATTCGATTATGTCAAAAAGTCGGGTATTCAGAATCTATTTCCGCGTGTCTGCCGGAAAGATTCGGACGGTGTTTGGAGACAATATCGGCAATGGTCTAAGAATATGATCGACACAGATCATCCTCTTGACCGAATGCCAGTGTTTAAAGACACGATTCTTCGTCAAGAGGACCACGTCTCGTATCGACTCCCGTACTCTCTCGAAGAAGGCGAGGCGACCAACTGGTCGAAGCTCGTTGATACTCTGTATGACCCTTCGGAACGACAGAAGATCGAGTGGACTATCGGGTCAGTTCTGACTGGGGATTGTCGGACCATCGATAAGTTTATGGTCTTTTACGGCGATCCCGGTTCAGGTAAATCCACCATCCTGAATGTGATGCAGAGACTTTTCGGAGACTTCTGTGTACCCTTCGATTCCGAGACACTCGCACTGCGAAACAATTCGTTTGCGCTTAGTGCGTTTGCCGATGATCCATTGGTAGCCATCGAACATGATGGTGATTTGAGCCGGATTGAGACAAACACTCGTTTGAACTCAATCGTGTCGAACGAGATACAGCTCGTCAACGAGAAATTCAAGAAACCTCGTTCGATGAGGATCACAACCACTCTCATCATGGCTTCAAACAGCCCGGTTAAGATCACCGACGCAAACTCTGGTATACCTAGGCGTTTACTTGATGTTTCACCATCGGGAAGACGCCTACCGATAGATGAGTATACTAGAGTCATGGACGGGGTATATCATGAACTTGGGATTATCGCCAAGCACTGCATCGACGTGTACCGTAGTCTAGGACCGAACTATTATCGCAATTACCGATCTAAGACGATGATCTCGGAGACTAACCCAGTCTTCAACTTTGTCTCGGAGATGTATTCGGATTGGGGGCGCGATAATAAGGTTACGCTCGCAAAAGCATATTCCGATTATAAGGATTATGCTGATGAAACCGGAATCCAGTACCGAATGCCCCGGTATAGGTTTAAAACCGAACTTGGCCGATACTTTCGAGAATTTCACGAACGAGTGATGATCGATGGGGTGCATTACCGGAGTCTGTTCATTGGTTTCCAAAGCGACAAATTTGAAAGCCGCGAATATACCCCCTCGCCCGTTAAAGGGGATATATGGCTCGACTTGAAACCCGGAACGTCATCAGTATTTGACGAGCACTTCGCCGGATGTAAAGCACAGTACTCATCAGAGAATGGAACCCCACAAAAAGCTTGGAAATACATTGACACCACACTCGGTGGTATTGTTCCAACAGATGAACATTACGTACTCATGCCCGAGGAGTACGTCTGCATTGACTTTGATCTGAAAGGAGACAATGGTGAAAAAGACCTCAATGCTAATTTTAGCGCTGCTTCTGCTTGGCCTCCGACGTATGCGGAAACGTCGAAAAGCGGCGCTGGCATCCACCTCATCTATCGATATCCTGTCGATAAGGATACCCTTGCTGAATATTCGCCTGGAATTGAAATCAAACGATTCCGAGGGAACGCGTCTCTTCGGCGACGACTGTCCCTTCACAACGGGCGAGGTATCGAGGATTATCCGGGAGACCTCCCCACGAAAGCTACCAAGATGATCAACAAGAAGCACGTTCAGGATGAGAACCATCTCAGGTCTCTCATCGCTAAGGCGCTCCGTAAGGAGGTGCACGCGAATACCGCTCCCAACGTAGACTTCATTAAGAGTATTCTTGATGAGGCCTATGAGTCTGGGATCACATACGACGTCACTGACTCTCGGAACGCGGTGACCTCTTTCGCAATGTCTTCGACGAACCAGTCAGATCGCTGCCTTAAGATGGTCCAACAGATGCATTTCATGTCTGAGGACAAATCAGAGGTTGCTAACGAAGGAAACGGACGCATCGCGTTTTACGATGTTGAGGTCTTCCCGAATCTGTTCGTCGTCTGCTACAAGATTAAGGATCAGTCAAACGTTCGGTTCCTTGTGAATCCTAGCGCTAAAGCTGTGAAGTCGTTGTTCGATCTTCGGTTGATTGGATTCAACAATCGTAAGTACGACAACCATATCATGTACGCGGCGTCGCTCGGATATTCGAACGCAGAGCTCTTCGAGATCTCTCAGCGCATCATTAATAACGAGAAGAACGCAACATTCCGCGAGGCATATAACCTCTCCTACACTGATATTTACGACTTCTCGACGAAGAAGCAGTCTCTCAAGAAGTGGGAGATCGAGCTCGGGATCAAACACCAGGAGAACAACCTGCCTTGGGACCAGCCGGTTCCTGAGGATCAGTGGGACGACGTCGTTGAATACTGCAAGAACGATGTCGAGGCCACTGAGATTGTGTTCGAACATCTCGCTAGCGACTGGGGTGCTCGCAAGATCCTTGCGGAGCTCTCCGGTCTGAGTGTTAACGACACCACGAACCAGCACACATGTGCTCTGGTGTTTGGTAAGGAGCGTCGACCTGACAAGTCGAAGTTCGTTTACACCGACCTCAGTGAGATATTCCCAGGCTATACCTTTGACAAGTTCAAGGGTTCATCCTATCGCGGAGAAGATCCGGGGGAGGGTGGCTACGTATATTCGGAACCTGGATATTACGAGAACGTCGCCCTCCTCGATGTCGCGTCAATGCACCCGACGTCAATCGAACAACTCAATTTGTTCGGTCCTTATACTCAGCGTTACAGCGAGCTCAAGCAGGCTCGTGTGGCGATCAAGCATAAGGACATGGACGCGTTGAGCAGACTCTTCGACGGGCGACTTGTTGAGATCGCGAAGAACTATGATCTCGACGAACTCGGCAAGGCTCTCAAGATTCCGATTAACTCCATGTACGGGCTGACGAGCGCTAAGTTCGACAATCCTGCATGGGATCCTCGGAACGTTGACAACATTGTCGCGAAGCGAGGGGCTCTGTTCATGATCGATCTCAAGCACTATGTACAGGACGAGCTCGGTCTGACTGTCGCCCATATCAAGACAGACTCCATCAAGATTCCCGGGGCCACCCCTGATGATATTCAGAAGGTGGTGGGCTTTGCGAAGCGGTACGGGTATGACTTCGAACACGAAGCCACTTATGCCAAGATGTGTCTCGTCAACAAGGCTGTGTACATTGCGAAGTACGCATTCCCTCACGAAGGTGAGTGGACCGCTACCGGTAAGCAGTTCCAGGAACCCTACGTGTTAAAGAAGCTCTTCACCAAAGAGCCGATTGAATTCGAGGATTACGTCCAGACCAAACAGGTCAAGACAGCAATGTACCTGAAGTTCCCAGATGGAGCCAAGCACTTTGTTGGTAAGGTCGGTGCGTTTGTGCCGATCAAGCCCGATCGAGGTGGAGCTGAGCTCCTTCGGATGAACAGCGAAGGCGAAATCAAAGACGCCGTCGTTGGGACAAAGGGCTATCGCTGGAAGGAAGCAGAGATGGTCCGATTCATGCATCAGGAGCAGGACGTCGATACGTCTTACGCCGAGATGCTCGCCGATGAGGCAAAACAAGCGATCGAACAATTCGTCGATCTTGAAACACTGTGCCGCTGAGAAAGGAAATCATCATGGCATTCAACAACATCCCCTCCGATCTGGTTATTGAAGACGCTCGTCTGCTCTTCACGAACTTTGCTGGGTCTCCGACGCGTTTTAACCAGGACGGTGGTAAGCGCGCGTTCTCGGTCGCGATCCCTCTGAACCTCGTCGAGGATCTTGAGCGAGACGGCTGGAATGTCAAGTACCGTAAGAACGCCGACGGCGAGTTTGATCCCGAGCGTCCCTACCTCGGAGTCAAGGTCTCATACAAGTTCCGCGCGCCGGCTATCTGGCTCGTCACTGGCGGTCGCAAGCAACTCCTCACTGAGGGTACTGTTGGTACCCTGGACAACATCACAATCAAGACTGCGGATGTGGTCATCCACCCGTCGGTTTACGACATCCGTGGTCAGAAGGGTATCTCGGCTTACGTCAAGGAGCTGTACGTCGTGATGGACGACGAGTCGGCTTCGTTCGCAGCGAAGTACGCGGATCTCGACTGATCATATTTTAAGGCGGGGGTGGGCTGTAAAGGGTCTGCCCCCGTCTTAGAAGAAAGGAGTTGACATGTACAAAGAGTATTCCGACATCTGGGCGGATGTGCCAGGCTTTAACCACTACGAGGCAAATCGTGCGGGCGTCATTCGTCGGAAGGATACTGGCGTAACACTTCAGCCGTTCAAACGTAAAAGCAACTCCCGCTATGTTCGGCTGTACATAACTCCCGGTGAGGCTCGAGAACGTTCAGTCGCATCGGTGATCTGGGCTGCTTTCTACAAGAGGTGGCCCGACAGGGGTCTGTACGTCTGTCACACAGACGGAGACCTCGAGAACAATTCGCTCGATAACCTGTTCTTGGGGACTCGATCGGATGTCCGAAAAACACAGCGGCGTCGAGATGATCTCATCTGGGCGCAGCTATTAGAGGAAGGAGAACTGGTTCTATGAGTAACTGGTTCGAAACTATTGTCCCGAACGACCGTACGTGGATGCATGAGAATATCAGCATCAAGAAAACTATCAAGAAGGGTGATGCGCAGGACATTGCGCGATACCTTTCTACAGTACTTGAACATACGGGTGATCCCGCTCTTAAAGACGACAACTTCACTGCCGTTGTCAATATCAAGAACGGATTTATCCCGGCCAACGGCGACTACTCCGGATTCTCGATTCAAATCGAGGGTATTGTCATGGGCGAACAGGTCAACAAGACTGTCTATGGCAGCTCTGATCCGATCGTGACAGAGTATGTCTGGACTGTTCACAAAATCACGTTCATTGTCGATGGTCGAAACGCTACCGACCACACTAAGGAAACTGTGATCGACGCCGGCGATGACTGGATCATGCGCGCCGTTACCCGTGGTGATGAGGAAGAACCCGGATTCGGCAAGGGCGCTAAGTACGGCACGTGGTGGGCCAACACCGCTGAATTCAACCCGAAGATCAAGACTACTTCCCGGATTTCTATCAAGGAAGCACTTAGGAAGAACCCTGGAACGGAGCGGCTCTGATGACACAGATCCCCGATAACATGAAGACATATCTCAAGACCCCTGGAGCTCAGTTCAACCGAGATCCTCACACCGAGAAGGTCATCAACTATGGTATCCTAGCTATTGCGAAGCGAGCGGTTGGAAACGCTATCGCAGACGACGAGCCTTATACCATCCGGATCAATTTTCAGAATGGTCGGATCGTCGGAAGCGAAGCTCAGCCTCGACTTTCGGTGGAACTTCTCGATGGGCGTGCGTCTACGTCTTCGATCGATGTTCCCCATGAGAATACCGAGGTCTTCCTCGAACTCAAGGCTCTTGTCGCCGAAGGGTATACGCCGATCCAGAACGGTGACTCTTGGGTTGCTCGAATTAAGCTGGATAACAATACGGTGAAGACCGTGTTCGTCAACCGCGCTTTCGGCGAAGAAGACCGAGAACTCATCGAGGCGGCCATGCTTCGCGGATTCAGGCCTCAGGTCGGTATGTAACACAAGATAGGAGATATTCAACATGGCATTCAAGACGACGATGGGTCCTGACACCAGAGTGACCAAGGAGACGTTTGATACTCCACCTCGAGATAACCCGCCGGTTGACTTCGCGCCTCTGGTATTAACTGGCTACGACGCGACGATTGACGGGGTGCATTCGTATATGAAGGACGGCTATTGGTATGTCGATTGGATGGAATGCACTTCGCGTTTCGGTCACACGACCATCAGCGCGATGAGTCCGTTCTCATGGGAATGGATTGCTCGCTGCTCGATCGCAGGCGGCGGATGGGTCCGCGAGAACGTTGAGTTCTACCACGCCATCCCTGAGGAGATTCGCGAGCGGTTGTTGTGTCTCCTATTCGACGACGTATACGACATCGAACTGGACCCGCCTGAGAAAGACAGGTACTACTACCAAAATGTGATGGACACGTCTTTCGTTTTGAACTCATCTGAAAGTATGAGTATCGCGGGCGACAGACAGTCCCTCACATTCGATACTGATGACGAATAAACTATATTCTCATCAGGAAGAGGCCCTGAGGCTCCTGCATAGTGGTAATGTCCTGGTCGGCGGTGTCGGCTCGGGTAAGTCACGTGTGGGGGCCTCATGGGCTCTTTCGAAGGCGGACGCGAAGAAGATTGTCGTGATCACCACGGCGCGCAAGCGAGACTCTCTCGAATGGGAGGGCGAGTTTGCTGCGCTTGGTGCGAATTGCGATGATGTGACGATTGAGAGCTGGAACAATGTCTCGAAGTTTGCAGACTATCGCGATCATGTGTTCATATTTGATGAGCAGCGCGTTGTCGGATCTGGTGCTTGGGTTAAGAGTTTTCTCAAGATATCGAAGCACAACCTGTGGATCCTACTGAGCGCGACACCCGGGGATACCTGGCTTGACTACGTACCCCTGTTCATCGCGAATGGGTTCTACAAAAACAGAACCGCATTCTCGGAGCAACACATCGTCTGGGATCGCTTCGCGAAGTATCCTAAGGTGAAGCGGTTTGTCAATACGGGCGTTCTCGAATCTCGCAGACGGCGTATCATCGTGCCGATGCCTGCTGAGAGACACACGAGACGCAATCGCAAGGATATTTACGTACCGTTCGATCGAGACGAATACGATCTGATTGTCAAGAAGCGGATGGATCCTTGGACGAAGGAGCCGATTCGAAATGCCGCAGGGGTGTGTTATACTCTCCGGCGTAGTGTGAACTCTTCTGGCAACAGATTAGATCGGTTGCGCAAGATCGTTGCGAAGCGACACAGAGTGATCGTCTTCTACAACTTCAACTATGAACGAGACGAGTTGTTGAAACTCAAGGACGAATTCGTAGTAGATGAGTGGAACGGTCACGCACATGAACCAATTCCCGAGGGAGACTCTTGGGTATATTTGGTTCAGTACACGGCTGGGGCTGAGGGATGGAACTGTATCGAGACTGATACGGTCGTGTTCTATAGCCTCAATTACTCATACAAGGTGTTGGAGCAAGCGGAGGGTCGGATCGACCGCATCAACACCCCTTACACTGACTTGTGGTACTACTACTTCAAGTCAGAGTCAGGAATCGATTCCGCTATCTCAAAGGCAGTGGCTGAAAAGGCCACGTTCAATGAGCGCGCGTTCGCTCACAATCTGTAAAGGAGCGCCATCATGGCACGCAATCTGGTAATGTTTGATCCCGCCGACAACGAGTGGTGTGTGATCTGTCGTGTTGGGAGCATTGGAGATACTCCTAAGGTCGCTGTCGCATTCTACAAGACTCGGGATGAGGCAAACGAGGCCGCAGCAAGTCTGCGAGAGAAGATTGACGCCCCCGTCAATATTCAGATCTTCCAGTATTCGTACGCGAAGGATGAGATGGATATTTTGAATCTGTTGCTGCTTGACGGTATTGATTTCGTCGCGAAGTACGTGGCCGGCTGAATCATGGCTTGGTATAACGACGAGGTGGAATACTAGAGTACGGGGAAGAATGATGACTGATACGGTTGTCTGTGGAATTGACCACCACCGTGAGTGGATGTTACAAGTGATCTCATGTGATTGCGCCACGGGAGCTCGCAGTGACTTCATGTGGTTCTTTAACACTCGGGCTGAGGCCGAGACTCGCTGCGAACAGATCGCTAGTAGTAAAGCAAGAGTGAACACGATTATCAAGATCGTCAAGGTCCGAGCATTCGAACACCTTGGACTGGACTTTGAACAGATTGAAAAGGAGAAGTGAAATGTTCGTTGTGCAATTTGAATATGAAATTGTTGGGGAAGGGTTTGTCGAATCTTGTGAAGGTTTTGACAAGTTGAGTGAAGCTCGCGAATTTGGCCACAACGTGATCGATGAGCTTTTCGATGAACTCGGAGAAGGTGTCGAAATCGACGATGCTACGATTCGAGTTTGGTACGCAGGTGACGGAGAGATCGTTGAAGACTTTGAGAAGGGACAAGACTGAAATGAACGCTGATTACTCGACTGATGTTATTGGACACCCCGAGCGGATGATCTATCGATTCTCGATTGTCGGATATTTGTTCGGGCGAGAGTTGTGGAGGAAGACGTTCTTCTGCGACGACAAGGATCGTGGAGTTGTCTACGCGGAGTGGTACCTTAAGAACCGGGTGGCGAGCATTGCTTGCAATCGGTACCGGGTTGAGGTCTTCGATGGGGGGAAAACTCGTACGGTGCTTGGCGGGCGGGCTCCTAAGAAGATGGATCCTTGGAAGTCTGATGTGGCAGATATCATGAGGACGTACTCTCCTTGGGATACGACTTTCAAGGGTGCTGTCAATCAGGCTGGCTGGAAGGAACGTCATGGTGTGTCGCGAGTTCGTAGCGCGGCCATGCGCGTTGGCGTTGGAGCGGGGGGGCACTGACTTTTGACGGGGTGGGGGATCTCTTAAATGGGGGTCCCCCGCTCGTCAAAAGAGACTTGGACTATCGTTTTTTTGCCTTATTTTAAGTGGGTTTATGGTAAGTGGGTATGTTCATTTTTGTCAAAAATGGCAACAAGTGGGTGTGTGATTCTGAGTGGGTTAGTGATTCTGAAGCGAAATTGCTTGACAGTTTTGGCAAATTTGACGTTTTTGAAACAGAAGTGTCAACCACTTTTTCGTTGGAATCGCAACGAAAAGTAGTGTTACTTGACATTTTGCCACTTTTAATATATTAAATTAAAATTAAAATATATATATATAAATATACAAAAAAAAAAAGTCAAATCAAGTTCATCAAAGATCTTTACCAAATCTTTACCTAAGCGTCTCCCCATCCAAGTAGCGGCCTCCCTCCTCCAAAAATCTGGGGTCGCGGGTACCCTCTTATGAGTATTCCTCATCTAGGACTTTAGTCCCATATTTGTACAAGTGGGTTTGTTCGACGGCTAAACACGTCTAGCATAATGGAGAGAATGAGGGAATCCATTATAAACCCACTTAAGTGGGTTAGTCCCCTAGGACTAAAGTCCTATATACTACTCTCTTCATCCCGTTTACCGCACCCTCGAAAGGAGCCAACATGAGCGTGCGCGAGAACAAGTATCAGAGTGAGCTGATCAAGAAGATCAAGACTCGATACCCAGATGCCATGATCCTGAAGAACGACCCTAACTACATTCAGGGCGTTCCGGATCTCCTGGTGCTCTATAATGAGATCTGGGCCATGTTTGAGGTCAAGGCTTCACGCAAGGCCGCGCACCGCCCCAACCAAGAGTACTACATTGCTAAGCTCAATCACATGGGGTTCGCTCGGTTCGTATATCCCGAGAATGAGGAAGAAGTCCTCCGGGATCTCGACGAGTATTTCAGCTAGGCGTGACGTATGCAGTTTTACGACCATTACAACCTCGCCGGCAAGCACGCATTTCTAGGAGCCAGCAAATCGTCTTGGCTCCGATACGATGACGCGAAGCTACGGGAAACCTATCGCAAAGCACAAGCGGCTGCGCTTGGAACTCGCTTGCATGAATTAGCTGCAGAACATATTCAGTTGGGTCTCCCATTCGGAGAGCCCGACGAACGCGACCCGCTTATGTCAACGGTCGCAAAGTTCGTTAACGACGCAATCTCGTACAAGATGAGCCCCGAGACGGTACTATATTACAGTGAGTACGCCTTTGGGACCGCAGACGCTATATCCTTTGACGAGGACTCCGAATTCCTTCGAATCCACGATCTCAAGACCGGGGTAGGCCCAACTAAGTTCGAACAACTCGAAATTTACGCGGCCCTATTCTGCCTCGAGTATGGCGTGCCACCAACCGTACAGATGCAACTCCGCATCTACCAACATGGCGAACCTCGAACCCATATTCCCGAGTCTGACGACATCCGGGATATTATGGATCGGATTGTTCATTTCAGTGATATTCTCATGGAGAGCGACAATGACTGAAGATACTCTATCCCACTACGGCATTTTGCGGAAGTCTGGCCGGTATCCGTGGGGTTCGGGCAAAGACCCGTATCAGCGCTCACGCGATTTCCAGGGCCTCGTCAAGGGACTCGCAGATAAGGGCATGAGCGAAGCTGAGATCGCTAAGGGTCTCGGCATGACTACCACCGAGCTCCGCGCCACCAAGTCTATCGCCAAGCGTGAACGCCAGGCGGTGGAGATTGCGATGGTCCGGAAGCTCGATGCGAAGGGCATGTCCCAGGCCGCTATTGCAGACCGCATCGGCGTCTCGGCCTCAACTGTTCGCAACTACCTTAAGGACGACGCAGGCAAGACCTCGTCCAAGATCGAGGGTGTAGCGGATATTCTCAAGCGAGAGACCGACAAGCACCGTTATATCGATATCGGCAGCGGCACTGAGGTTTCTCTCGGTACCACAGCAACCACACTCAAGCTTGCCTCGGCCACTCTCGAGGCACAAGGGTACCAGGTTCAGGATATTAAGATCCGACAGCTTGGTACCGACAACTACACATCTACTCGAGTTCTTGTCGCCCCTGGCGTTCCCAAATCTGAGACCGTCCAGAACCTCGACAAGATCAACGTCGTCGGCGTCCGTACGGATCCTGACGGTCACAAGCTGTCCCTCAAGCCGCCCGCGCCTCTCGACTCCAAGCGAGTCATGGTGCGATATTCTGAAGACGGCGGCACAAATATGGACGGCGTTATCGAGATTCGTCGAGGTCTTAAGGATCTCAATCTCGGTAAGTCCAACTATGCCCAGGTGCGTATTTCTGTTGATGGAACGCACTACCTCAAGGGCATGGCCATTTACGCGGACGACCTTCCCGCGGGCAAGGATATTCGGTTCAACACGAATAAATCCAAGAAGGTCCCCATGATTGGTGATGGCGACACGGTCCTCAAGAAAATGAAGGCTGACCCGGACAACCCGTTCGGTGCGACCATCCGCCGGCAGATGGAATATATCGACAAGGACGGTAAGAAGAAGCTGTCCCCTGTCAATCTCGTGAACGAGGAAGGATCTTGGGGTAACTGGTCTAAGACCTTGTCCGCCCAGTTCCTCTCGAAGCAGGATATTTCATTCGCCAAGCAGCAGCTAGATATTTCAACTGACGAAGCCAATAAGAAGTTCAGGGATATTATGGCCCTGACAAACCCCGTGCTTCGGAAGAAGGCCCTTCAGGATTTCGCTGACGGCTGCGACTCGGATGCTATCCGTCTTCGCGCCGCCGCAGTTCCGGGCCAGGCATATCAGGTTCTGCTCCCCGTCACATCATTGAAGCCCACTGAGGTATATGCCCCGAACTTCAAGAATGGCAGCCAGGTCGCTCTCGTCCGATATCCTCATGGTGGTACGTTCGAGATCCCCATCCTTACCGTAAATAACGGCCATAAGGACGCCAGGAAGACCATTGGAGAGCTTGCCAGGGACGCCATTGGCATTCACCCGAACGTCGCTCAACGGCTCTCAGGAGCTGATTTTGACGGCGATACGGCGATGGTTATTCCGGTCACGCCGCGGAGTCGTATTCGTTCGACATCCCCTCTCAAGGGACTCGAAGGGTTCGACCCCTCCGCCGCATATCCTGGATATCCGGGGATGAAGGTTCTCAGTGAGACCGGAAAGCAGAAGCAGATGGGCATGGTCAGTAATCTTATTACCGACATGACTATCAAGGGCGCTACCGAAGCTGAGCTCGCACGGGCAGTCCGTCACTCGATGGTAGTAATTGACGCGGCCAAGCACAAGCTTGACTACCGCACCTCCGCTGTCGATAATGGTATTGCCGAGCTCAAGAAGAAGTATCAGCCCGAGGGTGGTGTGTCCACTCTTATTTCTCGCGCTGCATCCGAGGTGGATATTCCAAAGCGTAAGCCCCGGTCTATGGCGAAGGGCGGGCCCATCGATCCAGTTACGGGCAAGAAGGTTTACGAGGAGACGGGTGAATCATATACAGTCACCCGTGAGTTCAAGACCAAGGACCCTCGTATCGAGACCCGCCTCCGCACATCGAAGGCGACCCGCATGGAATTGGTGGACGACGCGCGCAAGCTTTCATCGGGTACCCCCATGGAAGAACTATACGCCCGTTACGCTAACGACATGAAGTCTCTGGCAAATGCCGCCCGTCGGGAGATTATCGATACCCCCACCCTGAAACGAGACCCGGGTTCTGCCAAGGAATACGCTGATGAGGTAACCTCCCTCAAGGAGAAAGTCCGGGTGGCCCTCACAAATGCACCGCGGGAGCGTCAAGCTCAGCTTGTTGCCGGGGGTGTTGTCCGGGCAAAGGTCGAGGAGAATCCAGGCATGACCAAGGATGAACGTACCCGCCTTGAAAGCCAGGCGCTCAAGGCCGCACGAATCAGGACCGGTGCTTCCCGCAAGGAGGTACAGTTCGACATCACCGATGCCGAATGGAAAGCCATCATGAATGGTGCTGTTAGTAACTCTATGATGGAGTCCATCGCTCGCTATGCGGATCCTGAGCGCTTGCATGAACTGTCCATGCCAAAGGAAAAGCCTGTGCTTTCTGTTGGTGTTGTAGCTCGTGCTCGTGCAATGGCAAAGAATGGTGCAACAACCTCTGAGATTGCTGAGATGCTTGGTATTAGTACAAGCTCTGTGCTTGAAGCCGTGAAAGGAAACTGATTGAATCATGGCAACAATGTACCTTACAACTACTGACAATCCTTTCAGTCCAAAGACTGAGTTCGATCAGTGGTTGACGTTCGACCTTCAGAAAGGTTACAACTCTTGCGGCCTCCTGGACCGTGTGGCCAAAACCAGTGACGTTCTAAGTGATACACTAGTAGCTGACGATGTCGAAGAAGCGATTCAATGGATTCTAGATCATGATGTTACTGGAAAGAGAACTTTCGTGATCGAGTGAAAACCAATTCAATTGGAGGGAATACCACGGTTCTCCCTCCATTGACCCCCGGGGGG